GCAGATGATCTAGGGACTCCGCTTATGCCGTGGCAACGCTGGGTCTTAGACGACATGATGCGCGTGGATGCAAAGGGCAACTACATCCGCAAGACATCTTTGCTATTAGTAGCTCGACAGAATGGCAAGTCCCATCTAGGACGTATGCGCGTCATTTGGGGGCTCTTTTACGGAGGTGAGATGAAGCATTTGATCATGTCATCCAATCGAGCCACAGCCTTGATGACCTTTCGTGAGATTGCATGGATAATCGAGAACGCACCTCAACTCAAGGCAGGCACTAAGGCGATCCGATATGCCAATGGAGGCGAGCGCATTGAACTACTTAATGGCGCGACCCTTGACCTCGTATCTGACACCCGAGACTCATCTCGTGGACGAACGGCAGACTTCTTATGGATCGATGAGGTTCGAGAGATTAGTAAAGACGGGTACACCGCTGCAATCCCAACCACTCGCGCTAGACCTAACTCGCAGACCTTCCTGACTAGCAATGCCGGTGATGCCTTCTCAGAAACACTTAACAATCTCAGAGAACGCGCTCTATCTGCACCGCCTAAGTCATTTGGATTTTATGAATACTCAGCGCCACAGTATTGCAAGATCACAGACCGCAATGGATGGGCATTTGCCAATCCAGCACTCGGTCACACGATAACGGAGGAGTCACTTGAAGAAGCTGTTGCAACAAATAAGATTGAGGACACTAGAACTGAGCTTCTATGTCAATGGATTGACTCTCTACAAAGTCCGTGGCCTCATGGCGTACTTGAGGCGACAAGCGATGCCACGCTCTCGATTCCAGCTGGTGGCTATACAATCTTTGGCTTCGATGTATCTCCATCTCGCCGCAATGCGAGCCTCGTTGCTGGTCAGATTATGGGTGACGGGCGAATCGGGGTTGGAATCCTACAAACGTGGGAAAGCCAAGTCTCAGTCGATGACCTAAAGATCGCAGCTGACATCAAAGGATGGGCTGATCAGTACCGGCCGAAGATGATCTGTTATGACAAGTACACGACGCAATCAATCAGCGAGCGCCTTGCCAATGCTGGACAGATTACGACAGACGTTTCAGGACAGCAGTTTTATCAGGCTTGCTCTGACCTTCTCGATGGTCTAGTCCACGGCCGAGTCGTGCATAACGGCCAAGCCGAACTCATTCAACAGATGAACAATTGCGCGGCTAAGGTAAATGATTCGTCATGGCGTATCGTCAAGCGTAAGAGTGCTGGCGATGTATCAGCGCCGATCTCTCTTGCCATGGTCGTATCAATGTTGATGAAACCTCAACAGATCGCAGCTATTTACACCGAGTAGTGTATAATTGCCCTCTATGGGTATCCTTTCGCGCCTTACAGGTGCAGCACCGAAAGCAAATGTCGAGGCTCAGTACGCACCTCAGGTTCTAGGTGAGTATTCACCTTATGCGATGCCATTCCAATTTGCATACGTTGGTCGCACCGAAGCAATGGGAGTCCCTGCCCTAGCGCGTTGTCGCAATCTACTTGCTGGCACAATCGGCACCATTCCACTTGAGCTTTATAAGAAGTCTACGGGCGAAGAATTAGGGAAGCCACTTTGGCTCGATCAACCTTCATATTCACAGCCTCGTTCAGTAACTATTGCTTACACAGTTGATTCACTTCTATTCTACGGGCAAGCATTTTGGCAAGTTGTTGAAACTTATCAAGAAGATGGTCGCCCATCACGCTTTGAGTGGGTCGCTAACAGCCGAGTCACAGCGACACTTGATCGTGATAATGTTTTCGTCAAGTCTTACGCAATCGATGGCACTACAGTCCCAATGGACGGCCTCGGATCGCTTATCACATTTCAATCTCTAAGCGATGGCATTCTAAACACAGGCGTCTCGACAATTCGCGCCGCACTAGACATTCAGAAAGCCAGCGTAGTTGCAGCGGCGACTCCAATGGCTACAGGCTACATTCGTAACTCGGGTGCAGACCTTCCACCTGCCGAAGTACAGGGATTGCTTTCAGCTTGGAAGAATGCTCGCCTTAATCGTTCAACAGCCTATCTCACATCGACTTTGCAATATGAGGCAGTCGGATTCAGCCCTAAGGATATGATGTACAACGAGGCTATTCAGAATCTTGCTACAGAGATCGCTCGCCTTTGCAACGTGCCTCCATATTACGTCTCGGCAGATCAGAACACGACAATGACCTACGCCAACGTCACAGATGAGCGCAAGCAATTCCTCACGCTATCTTTACAGCCATTTATTTCAGCAATCGAAGATCGTCTCTCAATGGACGACATCACAGCTCGGGGCAACATTGTCAAATTTGACATCGATAAGAATTATCTACGCACCGACCCACTCGTAGAACTTTCAATTATTCGTGAGATGCTCGATCTTCAGTTGATTACTCAAGAGCAGGCAATGGCGATGACAGACCTAACACCTAATGGAAGCGAAGGCATGCAATGAAAGAGATGCTCACATTCTCAGCAGAACTGACAGCAGATGCGTCAGAGCGCACAATCTCAGGAAAGATCGTTCCCTTTAATGGCGAGGTCGGTAACACATCCGCTGGAGCCGTTGTCTTTGAGCGTGGCGCGATTAACATAGCTGATTCAAGCAAAGTGAAGCTCTTACTAGAGCACGATCCTAAGCAGCCAATCGGCCGCGCTCAATTCTTTAACGAAACAGAAGATGGAATTTTTGCATCTTTCAAGATATCTAAGTCATCCCGTGGCACCGATGCTCTCATCGAAGCCAGCGAAGAACTCCGCACCGGACTTTCAGTCGGAGTTATGGTCAATGCAGCAAAGCCTAAGAATGGCGTGCTGTATGTCTCGAGTGCTGACCTACTCGAAGTAAGTTTGGTTCAGGCAGCAGCCTTTAAGTCTGCAGCCGTAACCGATATCGCGGCATCTGAAGATGAAGCCGTAGAAGAAACCCTACCAACAGAAAGCGAGACAGCCACAGTGGAAAACACTCCAGCAGTCGAAGCAACACCTACAGTTGAGGCTGCCGCAGTTGAAGCTGCTCGCCCTGCTGTAACAGCAATGGCTTACACAAAGCCACGCATTGAAGTAACAGCTGCAAAGTATGCAGAAAACACAATCCGCGCAGCACTCGGAGACGACGCAGCTCGTCAATGGATCGCAGCAGCGGCAGACACATCTGACAACGCTGGTCTCGTACCAACACGTCAGCTCTCTGAGATCATCAATCCTCTCGGAACAACCATCCGCCCATCAATCGATGCAATTTCTCGTGGAGTGCTTCCAGATGCAGGTATGACATTTGAGATCCCTAAGATCACACAGATGCCAACAGTTGCAATCGAGCCTGAAGGCGATGCATTCTCTGACACAGATCAAAACTCAAGTTTCCTTTCAGTAACAGTACAGAAGTACGCTGGACAGCAGACATTCTCAGTTGAATTGCTAGATCGTACATCTCCAGCATTCTTCGATGAGCTAGTCCGCAACATGGCAGCAGCTTACGCAAAGGCAACTAACTCAGCAGTCAACGCTGCACTTATCTCAGGTGCAACAACAGATGCGACAACAACAGTAACTTACCCAACAGCAGCAGAACTTCTCGGAATTGTTGCTCGCGGATCGGCATCTGTTTATGGCGCAACAGCAGGACTTCCAAATCCATTTGCTCGTAACATGGTCGTGTCTACAGGACAATGGTCAAACATCATGTCACTTAACGATGCAGGACGACCAATCTACACAGCTTCACAGCCAATGAACGCTGGCGGAGCAGTAGCACCTACATCACTCACAGGTAACGTCGCAGGTCTTAACCTCTACGTCGATCCAACAAACGGTGGCGATGGCGATGGAACAATCCTCATCGTTAACCCTGATGCTTATACATGGTACGAGTCACCAACCTACCGCCTACGCGCTGAATCAACAGCAGCAGGTCAGGTCACAATCGGCTACTACGGCTTTGGCGCAATCGCGACCAAGGTTGCAGCAGGCGCATTCAAGAACAACAAGGCCTAACAGCCACCTAAGTCGCTCGGAGGGTAGTGCCCTTCTACCCTCCGAGTCTTTAGAAAGGATCAGAGCATGGCATTGACAACAGTTGCAGAGCTTCGCACCGCCCTAGGCGTTGGCACTCTCTATACTGATGCAGTCTTGCAGTCTGTCTGCGACGCAGCGGACAACGTACTCTTGCCCTTTCTATGGAAGAACCAGCAATACATAATTGCTCACGGCAACACGGGCACAACAGGCACTCTGTACTTCGATCAGAACATTCGTGAAGTATTTTACGTCGGACAATCAGTTGTAATCTCAGGTGCAGGTACTAAGTACAACGGCACCAAGACAATCACAGGCGTCGATGCTCGATCATTTAACATAACCACCACACACACATCTGACAATCCACGGCATACAGTCGAGCCTTTCGGAATTGCAGCCGCCGAGACTTACACGGATTACACAACGATCCCGGCAATTCAAGAAGCATCGCTCATGATTGCCATTGACATTTGGCAAAGCCGTCAAGCACCATCAAGCGGAGGCGTGACGATCGACGGATATCAGCCTTCACCTTACAGAATGGGCAACACACTCCTAGCACGCGTTCGTGGATTGCTTGCGCCTTATCTTGATCCGAGATCGATGGTGGGCTAATGGCCGCCATATCAACACTTCGAGCAGGTATCGCAACAGCTTTAATTGACAACACTAAGTGGTCAGTCTTTAGCTTTCCACCTGCAACCCCTATTGCTAACAGCGTCATCGTCGCTCCTAGCGATCCTTACATTTCGCCGTCTAACGGATGGCACGCATCTATCTCACCAATGGCTAACTTCACAATCTCAGTCATGGTGCCGTTGCTCGATAACGAGGGCAACCTAAACGGAATTGAGGACAATGTAGTCCGAGTGTTTAATCTACTCGCTGCATCCTCATACACCTACAA